CGCGGGACCCAGTCATACGCCTTCCCGTCTCTGTTTTATCGGACACGGGCAGACTGTTTTGACGCTACATACTAGCCCAGTGGATTAGGAACCCACTAAGACCTATGTTCCCCATCGGGTTTAAGCTTTCTTGACCTTTCGAAGGTCCGACAAAGCGACCCACCGGCGACGTAATTTCGTCGCTGGCCGCGTTCTCGCCCCAGATTGCCAAGGAATTCCTGGATCTGGGTCTTCAGTGAAGAACTGCAAGATTCGCGTATCGTCTCGGAAAACGTTCACCTCCGATTTCGCCTCAACGGCGACGAGGAGAACCTCATGGCGCTGGAGATCACGATTCCACCTTACCCGTTGGGTGAGTGGCACTTCGTCGATCGGCCCAAAGACATGTAAACCGAGGACCCTCGAGTCCATAGCTACCAAAGGGACATTAAGCCACTCTGGCAGTGTCGACGCCAACCAGTTTGACGTATTGACCATCAACCTTTTGTAAAAGTTGTTAGCCACGTCAACCGTGCTGACTACTGACTCGGGACTTCCCTCACACAGACACTTCAGATACGCTGGCGTTATAGTTTGGCCAGCGTACGAATCGACCCCGCAACTTTCCCGGAATAACCCGGTAGAAAAAGTTTTGGACGAATTCACCTTGAAGTCAAGGACTTCAAGGATCTTAGTGAGGGTACCAACTGATTCTGTAGGAACGATGATGTCGTCCCCAAAGACGGACACCTTCCCCTGCAGTGCCTTCAACCTCGCTAAGGATACCTTTCGGTTCCCATCTAGCGCTAACGTCGCTGTCAATGCGACGGCTAGAAAGATTAAAGACTCCACAGGAAAGGTTGTGGCGTTACCCATTGTTGAGTATTTTCTCAACTCCAATACCATCCGCCCATCACGGGCAGAAGGAATTGAACAAAAACGGGTGCGTGTTGCACGTAGCGCGTTAAGCAGTGTACTACACTGACGGAACGCATTGCCAACGCACAGACAAGAAACTCGATCACTCGCCGATGATAAATCGACTGTCGAAAGTGATCCATCCCTAGACCCCTCAACGCAGAGTCGTTGATTTAACCTTTGATCCTGGAAATCCAGGAAAAGGCTAAGCCACGTTTTCCCCACGCGGGTGTACATGAAGTGCTTAACATTTTGTTGGCACCACATATGTTCGCTAGGCTCCGAGGCGATTAATCTCGGTTTCGCGAAAGTCTTAGGAACATCAACAAGCTTGGAACAGGGTTCAATGGAACTCATCCCAGGCCCATCAAGGTGTCTTGAACCCCAGCTGCTCCAACTATGAAATGCATAGTCTGCAACTGGAAACACGCTCTCTAACCTCTCTGACCAGTTTTTGAACAGGAATCTGTTCTCACCAGCCATAAGGTCAGAGACACTACCAGGTCCATGTTTGAAATTCCAGTCTTCGGGCCTATACGGCCCTAAGGCAGAACTGACGAGCCCGACTACCTTGTCGAGCATCACCAAAAGGTGATAGTCGTCGCAATGTGAGTCTTCCGACGTCACACTGGACACAGCGGACTTTGACACCCGCGGCATCTTGGAGGCATACCTTGCTGTGCCGGCGAACCCGGCAAATTCTGCAAGGCATGGTTCAACCTCCCCCCTAACTTCGCTCCACCAGGAGCTAGGTTCGGGCAACAGACTATCAATCCGAACGAAGTCTGCAATTTCTTGCTGAACAACATCCGGGGTGCATTGATAGGCGATTCGCTTCGCAAGCAAGTAAACTTGCCGCACGAAGAAAATTGCTTCTGCATTTGCATCCTCCTTCAAACGTCCATCTATGTGGAAAATGAGTAAGTAGAGTCCCCGAAGAAACTTCGGAATCACTACTCTCTTAGACACCCGGCGTGAGCCGGGTAAGCCTGAGAGTTTGTACTCGCCAGCAGCTAAACACCTCTCAAGATGTTTAGCAAGCGCGGGGAGGTCGACCATCAGAAATGGTAGGCCCCTCCGCTCCACATGAGAAGAGAGTCGGATCCAGTCTTTCGACAGATCCTCCACTAGTTGGGGGAACGCATACTTCAGGTCTTGGAAGACCGCAGAGTATGCATTCAGTAATTCCTCGACGTAG